TATCGATGTTACCCATCGCCGTCGCCCACGTCGCCGAATAGTTCGACAGCGCGTTGCCGAAGAGCAAACGATCCGAATTGGCCGCCGCATAGGCATTGCGGTTGGCCGCCGACGAATCCGCCATGTTGACGGTCGTGTCAGCAGTTGTGACCACCGACAGCATCGCCTTGATGATATCGTCGCGGATCTTCTCGGCTTCCCACGTGCGCAGCATGTCGCGAGCGGCGTTCAAGAGATCGATCTCGGTCTTGAAGCTGGTCGATTTCGGAACGCGGACGCCGTTGCGGCGCCAGTCGATCGAGATCGCGCAGTTGTAGTTGCCGAGCTCTTCCTCATTGCCGTCGAGAACGCCGGAACCGGTAACGCCGGTTGCCGACTTCAGGCGCGTGATGAGCGGGATATTGATCGTCTTGCCGGCCTCTTCCTGAAGCTCGTACTTGGCAATGATGATCGAGTTGTTGGACCGGCCCATATAGCCCTGAAAACCGGACTGCCGGACATATTCAGCGAAATAGTCGCTGATCCACTTCTGCTTTTCGGAAGCAGATGCGAGGGTGACTTCAGCCATTTCAAGTTACCTTATGATGGAATCGAACGCCACTCCCGGCCCGACCGCCTGTGACTGCAATCCTCCGGCTGAAGGTGCAGAGGCGATCGATTGTGGAGGGCGCTGAGGTGGGGGTGTGGCCGCAGCGCTTGCTGCAACCGGCTGAGCCTGCTGGGCCTGTTTCCAGGCGAGGTAGGCTTGAATCTCTGTCGGATCGTCTCCCAATTGTGAGAGCGATTGCTGTTTCTGGTACTGCTTGACGGCATAGCCGTAGGGATTGCGCTGGCTCAGGACCTCCTGAGCGAAGCCGGGACGGGTCTGGAACTGTTCGGTGGCCCACGTCTTGGCTGCGTCCACCAGCTCGTCGCCATACTTTTCCCGCGTGATCTCTTCCGAGAGGTTGAGGGTCGCATTGACGATCTGCTGCTGTTGCCATGCCTGATAGGCGTCCGGGTCCTCGAACATGTCGGGAGCCGGGCCGAGCGCAGGTTGAGGAGCTGGCTGCTTGGGTTGCATTGCAGCGAGACGGGCTTCGAGGTCTCTGACCTTGTCGCGGGTCTCGTGCAGCGCCGCGAGCGGCACCATCGGCTGTTCCTGTTGGGGTTCAGCTTGCGGTGCGGGCTCTGGAGCAGGCGTTACCGCTGGCGCGGTTTCAGCCTTCTCCTTGGGCGCGAACTTCCCGTCCGGTCCTCGCGGACGTTCGGGCTTTTCCTCGGGAGCGACTTCCGCCGGAGCGGCTTCCGCTGGCACAACTTCCTCATTCGGCGCTTCCGCGCCGTCCAAAAACTCCAGCTTGTCCATGATTATCCCTCTGCTTGACGTCGCAGTGACGATGCGCCCGAACCCCGGCGGCGGGTGCTAGATGCAGTCTAGCCTGTAGCGCCCGTCAAACCCGGCGGCGGTTGTCTCTGTCCGATCTGAAAACCGGCTTTCACGGCTTCCAGATGCGGCTTGATGATCTCGTTTTGCGCTTCGTAACCGAGCTTCTCGGTCTCGGCCTGCGTCTTGGCCGTCTGTGCCTGCTTCAGCTGCGCTGCGGCGGCCTTGTCCTGAATCTCCACGGCTGCGGCCTGCAATTGCATCTGCTGGCCCTGTCCGCCCTGCTGCGATGCCTGCTCGGCTCGTGCTTTCCTTTTCTCGATCAGCTCCCGTTTGTTGGGGATGCTCGAGACTTCCAGCAGATCGTCGAACGGCACTTCCTGCGGGCCGTACATCTTCGCTAGTTCGGTCAATGCCTGGAACTGCTCGTCGGCCAAAGCCGCGGTATCGGGAACCACATCGAGAACGATATCGACATCCAGTTCCGCAAGCTGGTTTTCATAACCCAGCACAACCTGCTGGATCTCCGGCATTCCCGTCTCAGGATTGCGGCCGATCTGCGTTCCCGTCCGGGGCTGGTTGATGCCAATGAACTGCGGTGATTTCAGATCGTCAGTGACCCGGATATAATCAGGTGCCGTCCAATATTGGCGGCAGCGGTTCCACATCGCGCGGTACATGCGCATTTCCCACGCATGGATGCCCTTGTAGACAACCGCGTCTTCAGTCAGTCCTGCCTGTTGATCGACCTGTTTCGACCGCCCCGAGGCAGAGGACGCAGACCGAGCAAGAATGGCCGGGTTCGGTCCCTGCCGGTCCAGTTCGGCCTCGGCCATCTGCAACAGATTGACCTGGCCGGTGAAGATGTCAGCACGTTGAACCGGCATCCAGCCCGGCGGAATGATACCATCCGGTCTTGCTGCTTCCAGCCGTACCGTGTCCGCATCGGTCGCCAGCGCCAATTGACCCATGTCGTTGGGCATGGCCTGCATCTGGCGGTTGCTGGTCTCGTGGAGGAGCTTCGACCTTCTCTTGTTGAACTCATCCTGCGGCGTTCTGAGGTCCCGCCCGACACCCATCCGGTTGTTTTCGCGGTCCACATAACAGGACTGGGCGACAATCGCGCATTCGGGCTGCTTCTTCTGGTCGAGATATGGACTGGGACTGGCCTCCAATATCCCGCCGGCATGAAATACACACCGGAGCCAGCCCTGTCCCTCGCGATGGTAAATCTCGACCACCATCAACCGTCTCTTGCGGGCATCGACCCAATTCGAAAGGCTGTCCCTCGGCCTGTCGCCGAACGTGTCGTCAATCGTGATCGGGCCGGTTGATCCTAAAGTATCCTCGATCTCCTTCGCCTTGTCGGGATACATCCGCGTCAGATCGTCGGCGTACATCCACTTGGCGATGCCCATGTAGCGCGCGTCGGAGAAGTCCCACATCCGCGAGCGGGGATCGTGAAAGAACTCCTCCCAGCGGATCTGGGTGAGTTTCGGCCTGTTGTCCTCCCCAACCTCGACCAGAGCAGCACAGGTACCGGGCACCAGATAATCATAGGCGCAGCGCAGTCTCAGTTCGTGGAAGTCGTTGAGGTCGGCAACAAACCTGAGCGTCTTCGACACCACATCAGCAGCATCTTCATCAACGCCTGGATTGCGCCCGTAAGCCCTCGGATCGGTCTCTCCGCCCTGCAATACCCCTAGCGTGCCGTTGATGCTTTTCCGGTAGCGGTTGAACACCGTGTCCGGCTGCTTGCGCTTCTGGAGCACTCTCCGCTCTTCGGGAGTGAGCTGGTAGCCGTGGTAATAATCGTCATCGATCTGCTGCTCTTTGCGGTTGTCGGCCAGCAGATCGCGAGCGTCCGCGAACATCTTCTTATAGTCGGCGAGGGAGGTGGTCACATCACCTTCCATGACTCGCCCTCCTTCTTGCGGCCCCACAGGTCTGGGGGGTTCTTCGGTGGAACTTGCGGATGGATGATCGCTGGGTGTGCCTGATCCAGAGCCCGTCCGATCAATGAAGCCGTGTCCACGTCATCGTCATGCTTGCCGGCGGGGAAGCTCAGGAACTCGCTGATGTCCGCGCCCTTCTCGAAATACACTCGCCCACTCGCCGCCATTGCCTGGAAGCTTCGTGCCCGCGTCGGCTTGTCATGGACACTGGGCAGCCACACCAATCGACAGAAGCTCTTGCGCTCACGCATCCTGCGCATCAGCGCTGGCTCAACCGCCTTCTGGATAACCCCGCCCTCACCGAACCAAGCCAAGGGCTTGTATTTGTCGATGAGGTCCAGCTTCTCTTCGATCCACACATCCGAAGTCGCTTGGCCTCTCCAGCCATCAACCCGATAGATGCAGCCTTCCGGATCGATGCCCCATACTCTGTGAACCGTGAAGTCGCCGCCGCCGTCCGTGACTGCGTAATCGCTGGTTCCATAGTAGCGGAGAACCGGCTTCTTCTCCCATTCCTTGAACCAGTCTCGCTGAAAGAACGTGCCTTCGTCTGGCTGTGGTCGTTGCTGATAAAGCGCCGACCATTCGCGCGGGCCGATCGTGGCCTTGATCCGCTCAAGAGCCGTTTCGTCATACCATTCCGGCCAGAGAGCGTGACCCTGCTCATCCAAGGCGGGCAGATCGAGCACAGTCCATTCACCGCCGTCTTCCTTGCGGCCCTGCAACTCCAATAACCGTCCAGCCAGATCGTCTTCGTGCCAGCGCGTCTGGACGAGAACAATCGCCCCACCCGGCATCAACCGCGTGAAAAAGGTCGAACGATACCAGCGCCACACCTTTTCACGCTGGATCTCGCTGTCTGCGTCCTCACGATCCTTGAACGGGTCATCAATCAGTCCAAGGTGCGCGCCGCGTCCAGTCGTTGCCGTGCCGACACCGCAAGCGAAATAAGCTCCTCCTTGATCGGTGTTCATCCGGTCAGCCGCTCGGCTGTCCTGTCTCAATCCAACGTGACTGAACACCTCGCCATATTCAGGCGAAGCCATGATGTTACGAACTTCACGACCAAAATCCGTAGCCAGATCGCTGTTGTAGCTCGATGCGATGATCTGCCGCTTGGGGTTCCGCCCCAGATACCAAGCCGGGAAACGCTTGCTCGCCTTTTCACTCTTGCCGTGGCGCGGCGGCATAAACACCATCAGCCGGTCGATCTCTCCCCGCTCTACTGCCTCCAAGGCTGCGTCCAGCTTCGCCTGATGCCCCGCCAGCTCATAAGCAGGCTCGGTGTAGCTAGTGAACGCTCCCAGGCTTCTCCGCGCCTTCTCCGCCCGTATCTCTCGGAGCGTCGGAACTCTTTGCGACAAGCTTTTCAAGCGCGTCGAGTTCATCGGCGCTGTAGCTACTGAGGTCATGCCGATGCGTGATCTCCGCATTGTAGTTCACGTCGAGCTTGTCGCCGTATTCAGCGGCCAGCCATTTGCCCGCCAGCCTCAGTCGAGTGTCGATCCGAACGCGCTTGTTGGCGACCGCAACGCTGTCGTCCTTGCTCACCGGCTCGTCAGCGATTTCAAGGCATTGCTCGGCCAGAGCGTGAACACCTCGCGCGCGCGCCGCACGGAACTGTCCAGCGAACTCAGGATCACAATCAATCCACGAATAAACCGTCGAGCGTGCTGGCATTTTCACATCTGCGCAGAGCTTGACGAGTTGTTCTCCCTTGGAAACTCGATCGAGCAATTCTTCCACGATGTCGTCGGCGAAGTCGCGCTCAGCCATCCAAAGCATCCTTGAGCATGGCGTTGAACATTGCCTGGCGAGCAGCTCTGGTGCGCTGTTCGTCTGTCGAAGGCACATGCGGAAGCGGGCGCTTGGATTTGTCGCTCATCATGTTGCCTCCTAGCGCCTTACCCTTTGGTATTGATTCCAGCTTCCGCCGTGGCGTCTCAGTCTCTGGTCGAGAGCGGCCAATCCGACAGCGGGCAGTTGGATTCCTCTGAGTGTTGCGGACATGGAGAAGAGGATCATTGCCGATCCGCTGATGTTGTTTGTCGACGTCTCGGTTAGAGCGCCAGTGAGGACCAGTGAGATTGCTGTCGAGCCCAGCAATGCACCGGCACCGGTAATCGTCCCTGAAACGGTGAGTGCGAGCGATGAACTGCCGACTATCGCTCCTCTGCCAAGAAGAGTTGCAGAACTTGTCAGCGAAAGCGATGTTGTTCCTGTTACGGCGCCCTTGCCGAGGAGCGTGGCAGAAGGTGCGAACGAAAACGAAGTTGAACCTGCGATTGTCGGCTGGGTGATCGTTGCCGATCCGTTGAGGGCTAGCGCTGACGAACCGACGACTTGACCAGTGCCGAGCAGTGTGGCGCTAGGCGCGAAGGTGAGCGTGCTTGAGCCGGTTACCGCGCCCTTTCCCAACAATGTGCCAGAGGGGTTCAGCGTAAGGCTGGAGGTGCCTGATATCCGTTCGACCAGTCCGGTCGCGCTCGGTGTGAAAGTGAGCGTTGCCGAGCCTGAAACCTGTCCCTGACCGAGAAGTGTTGCACTTGGCGTGAGGGTTAGAGTTGAGGAACCGCTGATGCTTCCCGAGCCAAGCAATGTTGCGGATGGCGAAAACGAAAGGGTGGCGGTGCCCGAAATATTGTTGCTGGAGACGGTCCAGCCGGTGAAGTCCGCGGCGAGGATATTACCGGATTTGTTCGTGCTCGCTGTGGGATAGGGTGAGGTTAGACCTGCCGGAAGCGTCGTGCCTCCTGTATTCTGAAGCGTTCCGTTCTTGTAAAAGTAT